TGGGCATGCTGGCACGCGGGCCGGAGCGGACAGCCGAGCTGGACGCCATGAAGCACCATCACGGATCTGCCCCGCCTCCGCTTTATCCGGCTTAGGGGCGGGCTTTTTTATTTTTCCGAACCCTGTTAAGGGTCGGAACCGAACAGGCGCTCCTGCGCCAATTGTGAGGGATTGCAATGCCACTGACGCCAGGCCTTGTGCCAAATATACGCCAAACGGCACCGGATGATCCCGATCAGCCGAACCCGATGGACATCATCATCGAGATGGCGAACGAGGGCGGCGACGTGCCTGAAATCGACCAGAATGGCGCAATTCTTAAAATTGAACATGAAGACGGGTCGATCTCGATCAGCTTGAACGGCAAGCCGCTTGGTCAATCGGGCGAGAAAAAGCCCACCGGCTGGTTTGACAATCTGGTTGACGACATCGACCAGTTTGAACTCAGCCGCATTGCCAATGAGTTGTTGAAAGACGTCGAAGAGGACATCGAAAGCCGCAAGGAATGGGTCGAGGATCGGGCGCAGGGCATCAAGCTGCTGGGCCTGAAGATCGAAGTGCCTTCGCTTGCGGGTGCTGCGGATGGTGCGCCAATCGACGGTATGAGCAAAGTCCGCCACCCATTGCTGCTTGAAGCCGTCTTACGCTTTCAAGCCAATGCGCGTTCCGAGCTGCTGCCGACCGACGGGCCTGTCAAGATCCGCGACGACAACAACAACGGAAATTTGCAAGAAGATCAATTGGCTAACGCTTTGGAGCGTGACCTCAACCACTTCCTGACGGCTGTTGCGACCGAGTATTACCCCGACACCGACCGCATGCTGTTGATGCTGGGATTTGGCGGCACCGCCTTCAAAAAAGGCTATTTCTGCCCGCTCCGCAATCGGCCTGTGCTTGAGTCGGTCGATGCCGACGATCTGATTGTCAACAACTCAGCGACCGATCTGGCCAATGCCCGCCGCATCACCCATCGCGTGATCATGAAACCGTCAACAGTGAAGCGCCTGCAGATCCTTGGCGTGTACCGAGATGTTGACCTAAGCCAAGCCAAAGAGCGCGAATTGGATGCCGTGCAGCGGGCCAAGAACTCGCAGCAGGGCATTTCCGATGATTCGGGCCGCGCCGAAGACCGTGACCGCGAAATCTATGAAATCTATTGCGAATTGGACATCAAAGGCTTTGAGCACAAGTACAAGGGCAAAGAGTCCGGCCTTGAGATCCCGTACCGCGTAACCATCGACGTCAGCTCAAAAGAAATCCTGTCAATCGTTCGCAATTACGATGAAGACGACCAAGAGCTGCCAGAGGCACGCAAAAACTTCGTTAAGTATACGTTTGTGCCTGGAATGGGGTTCTATGATATTGGTTTGCTTCACATCTTGGGCAACACGACTAATGCAATTACTGCGGCGTGGCGGGAACTGCTAGACGCTGGCATGTACAGCAATTTTCCTGGCTTCCTCATGGCGGACATGGGCGCACGCCAAAACACCAACATCTTCCGCATTCCGCCAGGCGGTGGCCAGTTGATCAAGACCGGCGGCATGTCGCTGCGCGATGCAATCATGGAATTGCCGTACAAGCCGCCGTCACCTGCGTTGATGCAGTTGGTCGATAACATGGCTACGACCGGCATGCGGATCGGCGGCACGTCTGAGCAGCAAGTGGGCGAAGGCCGCGCCGACGCGCCGGTCGGCACCACTTTGGCCATGATCGAGCAGGCAGCCAAGGTCATGAATGCCGTGCATAAACGCATGCACGCAGCTCAGGCTGAAGAGTTTCAGATGCTGGTTCGGTTGTTTAAAGAAAACCCCGAAAGCTTTTGGCAACGCAACAAAAAACCTGCTTTGTCATGGGATGAGCAGACGTTTTTGCAGGCGCTTGACGATTGTGAGCTGGTGCCACAGGCAGATCCCAACACCGCGTCGCATGGCCAACGCATTATGAAAATCATGGCGTTGAAGCAATTGCAGCAGCAAAATCCGTCGATGTATGATCCGATTGCGATTGATACGGCGGCACTGCAAGCCATTGGCTGGTCGAACCCGCAGCAATTCTTGGCGCCTCCGCAGGCACAGGCTTCACCGCCCCCAGAACTGCAGGAAAAGATGGCCAAGATGAAGGTGGCGCAGCAGGATGCGGACACCAAGCGCATGGTGGCGCAGGCCAAGATCGCGCAATTGCATCAAGGCGGTGCGGGTGCGGGCGTTAAGCCAGCGAACCCGTTGGAAGCCATGAACCTGCAGGTCAAGCAGCAGGAAGTGCAGCAAAAGGCGCAAGACGCCATGCTCGATTCCGAGAACCGCAAGCGCGACCGCGAAAGCCGCGAACGCTTGGCGGCCATTCGGCTTGCCGAGGATATGGCCAAAAATCCTGCTGGCATCCCGATTATCAACAGCGTTGTGTCGCCTGACCTGTTGAAGCGTTTGGAAGATAACGAGCCACCCCTTAATGGCAGCGCACAAGGGCCGCAGCAATGAAGCACGACCACGCAAAAATGATCCGCCACGCTATGATCATTGCCAAGCATTTGGCGTCGGGTGGCCATGTTATTTTGACGCACAGACGGCATCTTGAAAGCGGGGGTGATGGTGGTGGTAGCGTTCAAGACTCATCGCCGTCTGACACGCCTGCTCCAGCACCTTCTACGCCCGCGCCTGAGGCATTAGATCCGGTTAAAATGAAGGGTGCGCCGCTCGATTTTGCCCATTTAAACTTGCCAGCAAGCTTTACGCAAGGGTTTGTGCCTTCGCCTGCAAACAATGTCGCCATGCCGCCGATGATGCCGCGCGGCTATGAAAGCCTGCCGTTGCCTAATTCGAGCGGCATGCCGCCATTTAACCCGATGTCATACTTTATGCCGGAGCAGGCGCCGTTGGCTCAGGGGCCACGCACGTTTGCCCGTGGCGGATATGCAACCGATGGGTCGGTGGATGACCCTGTTGTGTCGCCTATGGGCGATACTTTTATTTCAGCGCCGCAACAAGATTATAGCAATGAGCCTGGTTATGACATTGTTCGTAAAGCTCAAGATGTTGTTGCCGATTATGGCAAACGTGCTGGCGAACCATTGAAAGATGCCGCTCAAAATTATTTGGAAAACGTCTACAAAGAAGCCGGTGAAGGCAGCCATATGATGAGCGAATCGGGGAAATCGCTTCGCATGGAAAATGGGCGTTTGCCAATCAATGCAATGTGGCAATACCCAATGGGGGCTATTCAAACGCTTTCTTCACCATTGACAGGCGGGGTAGAATCCGGCGCACAATTCCTTACAAATGTTACAGGAGATCCAACTTTTGGTGAAAAAGCAGGATTTTTGGGCAATTTAGTTGGGCCTGGTGAAGCTAAATTGGGCGCAAAAATGGCTATGGCCGCCATCCCTGGCGCTAAAGACGCTTCTGCCGCATTGAAATTAGCCCGCGAAGTAAAACCTGTAGCTGAAGCACAGCGCGGAATTTTAGCAACGCCAGATTTGCGCCAATTGTCGCGGGATGAAGCAATTGAAGTTGCTAGAAATGAACCTCATTTGATTCAAGATTCAACCGGCCAATATGTTGGAGCGCCTCGCGGGGTTGACAGCCCTGAAAAAATTAAAGCAATGCGCGAAGCTTTTGACAAAGACGTTGCAGCCGGTGCTGAGGGCGGTGATTGGTATGAACGCGCTCGTGAATTTAATAGAGAAGTGGCTGGAGACAATCCTTACCGCCAAAGGTTGACGGCCAATGAACAGGCATTGTGGTCGGCCCAAGCCAATCCAGATACCAATCAAGGATTTGCTTTGAATGCTCGCACTGATTATGAAGCAGGTGTGCCTAAAGAAAAATACCGCACCGGACAGCAAGCCAGAAATTACATAGAAGCCCGTCAAGCATTGGATGAGGCAAAAGAAAATAAAGCTACCGAAGGGATGATGGGCCATAACCAAGGCCCAGCAATGGACGTTGATTTGAGTGACAACCCCGATGTCACAGGGTTGGCACGGCTTGGCAAAAAAACTGGTATCTATGGCCAACATCTTGACCCAACTGTTCCACCTGCTACAACCGGCACAAACGATATTTGGCACGCACGCGGGTTTGGGTACACCAACAAAGATGGCAGCACTTTTAGCCGCGCATTATCTGACCAAGAGCATCGTTTCCTTGATTACGAAACCATGCTTGCCGTTGACCGCGCCAATGCTGCAAACCTTGCGGGTAGAAACAATTGGACGGGTGCCGAAATTCAAGCTGCCCCTTGGGTTGCGGGCAAAGGTCGCGCAATGGCAAATCGTGGCAATATGACACTTGAACAAGGCATTGCTGAAGCTTCTAAAACTTATCCTGACACTGCGCCTAAGTACACAATGAGTACGCCTATTGAACAAATACCAGGCGCATCTACTGGTCTGTTGCCCAATTTGATTGATGCCGATCAGGCGACCAAAGAAGCATTTACAAAAAGAGCGGATTGGAAAGATCCAAACGGTCGTGACAAGTTGTGGGATGAATTAAATTTTGATACTCGCCGCACAAATGACGCGCAGGGCGCATATCGCAATTCTGCTGGTGAATTGGAATTTAATCCAGTTGAAGTTGGCAGGCCTATGACTGGTTTTGAATCCAATGCACAGGGCAACCCAATAGTTAATCCTGCAGCACAAGCTGGTTTCAGCATGGGTCAGGCAGCGCGTGGATTGGTGGATTTTCAAGAGGGAACGCCATGGAATAAATTTATTACCCATGGTGCTGGCCCAGATAAAACATCGATTCACATGAATATTGGCCGCAACGCAACAAATGAAGAGCTTCAAAAACTTGAAGAACTTGGTCAAAAACATGGGTTGATGCTAACCAATACGGAAGGTGGCGTAGGCTTTATCAATTTTAAAGATGGGCAAACAACAACTAGCGTGGGCAAAGATTTGCGCCAAGGTCTTATGAAAGACATTAAAGACATTTTGCCTGACGCGGATGTAAAACGCGCAAGATTTAATGGTGATTATTTTGATTTGGCTGAAGAGGGCGTTCGCCAAATTGCAAAAGAAAATCAAGGTCAAGGATTGGCCACCAAAAAATTATTTGACACTTTGTCAGAATTAAAAGCCCAAGCCCCTAATTATTACGAACGCATTCTTGATAGCCAAGTGATTTCTGACAAAGCAAAAGCAAACCTTGACCGCCTTATAGAATATGGCGGCAAAGGTCAGCGTCCAGATTATGAACGGCTTCTCAAAATTATTGGTGAAGACAAATATCGCGGTTTGTTAGACCGCGTTAATAAACTTGGCTATCAAGGTCTTCCTGTGGCCGCTGGTGCAGTGGGACTGCAAGGCGTTCGTTCAAATTCATCTTCGTCCAAAGATCAATAGGAACTATTTCGTCATGATTTACAAAAAAATTGACATAGTTCCTGCGAGATTGATCGTAATAAGACCAATATCGTCCTTTTTTGGCCTTTGCGAGCATGTCTGGAACGCCTTTTTTGCGAAATTGTTCGCACAAATACCCATTACTAGACATATCAATCTCCATAAAATCAAAAAAGTAAATGTAACCATTTTTGACAAAATGTCAAACGCAATCATGGCAGGTGCCAAGATCAAGTGGGACGCCACTTGTAAAATCCTAGCTAGGAGTAAAGACAATGTCTGAATCTGCAAAGTCTGCCCGCAAGGCGGCTGCAAGTAAAGTCCAGAGGCTGGTCGGGCCAGATCCGCGCGGCACGCCAATCGATGCATCCGGCTACACACCGCCCGACGCGC